GGCGACGGAATATATGCTTATACGCGAATTGACCTTGATGTTAAAGTATACTTAAAAAGAATACATAACGATATAGGTGGTAAATTTATTATAACAAATGGTTGGGTAAGTAAAGCTTATAATAAAAAGAAAGGGTTTGCTGAAGACAATTCACATTTAAGCGGTATGGTAATAGACATTAAGAAGACAGGTTTTGAAGCAGACGAATTTATTGAATCCGCGTTTAAACATGGATTTAAATATGTTAAAGAATACGACGATTTCATTCATTTAGATTTAAGAGAAATATTATAAATGGCAATAGCAGATTACATATCACCGAAAGCGAAGAAGGTTAACCTTTATTCTGATTTTAGAAAGGATTTACTTACAAGTCCTGTCTCAAAAGATATTGCTTTGCTTAAAGACGAAAACGCAGTTAAAGACGCAATCAAAAATTTAATTTTAACCGACCGTGGTGAAAGACCAATGCAACCTTTCTTAGGTGGAAGTATACGAGATATGCTTTTTGAGAATCTTACACCAGGTACAATGAAACTTATTAAAGATAGAGTAGCATCTACAATTAAAACATACGAACCGCGAGCTGAATTATTAGATGTATATGTTTCAGGTGATCTTGATGCAGGTCAAGTAGTTGTAAGAATTATGTTTTATGTTCAAAACGAGCAACAGCCAATTAGCTTAGATGTTATATTAAAAAGGAATAGATAGAGATGGCAAATCCAAAAACACCAATTACCGAATTAGATTTCGCGGCAATTAAAGAACAGTTTAAAGTATATCTTCAAACGCAAACGCAGTTTAAGGATTATAACTTTGAAGGTTCAAATATGTCTGCACTACTTGATGTGCTTTCATTTAACAGTTATCAAAATAACTTCTATACAAATATGGCTCTTAACGAAATGTTTCTTGACTCTGCCGTCCTCAAGAATTCAATCGTATCTCATGCAAAAGAATTAAACTATATTCCAAGATCGCGTAAATCTGCTAAGGCTGTTTTAAATTTAACAATTACTGACCAAACGTCAACCACTTCAACAATTACAGTTCCACAGTATTTTGAATTGTCTGCTAACTATCAAGGTGAAAGTTATAACTTTGTTACGAATGAAGCTTATACAGCAAGAAGAACTGCACCGGGAGTATATGAAGTACAAAATGTTGAAATGTTTGAAGGAGAAATGTTACAGAGTTTCCAAAGAGAAGGATTTATTGTTGATGCTGATGGAGTATTAAGAGTTTATTTAACAAACAATGAAGTAGATACCGATTCACTTGTTGTGTTTGTTGATGCTGAAGCAACAGATGATGCTAATATATTTACAAGAGCAACAACTATCTTTGGTGTGAATCCGTTAGATAAAGTATTTTATTTAGAACCTTATCTTGATGATCGTTATTCAATTTACTTTGGTAAGAATCAGTTTGGTTTACAACCTGAAGAATTTGAAGATGTAAGAGTAAGATATAGAATCTGTTCAGGTGAAGAACCAAATGGAGCAGAGTCATTTGGAACTGGTACAATTAACGATACAGGAAAAGTATCAGCGACAGTTGTTCAAGCAGCATCAGGTGGTCAAGAAAGAGAGTCAATGGAATCTATTCGATACTTTGCTCCTAAGGCATTACAAGTTCAAGAACGTGCAGTTACAACAAAAGATTACGAAGTATTATTACAACAAGCATTCCCTGAAATTACAGCGGTCTCTGCTTATGGTGGTGAACAACTTGACCCACCTCAATATGGTCGTGTTGCGATATCAGTTTACTTAAATGATAACACTGAAATCATTTCTTCAACATTATCCAATTCATATATTGCTTATTTAAAAGAAAGGGCACCATTAGGTATTGAGCCTATCTTTGTCGCAACTGAATTTGTTTATGCTGATATGTCAGTCAATGTAACTTATAGTAGAAAGAACACAGAAAAATCAAGAGCTGAATTAGAACAGTTAACAAGAAATGCAATTCAACAATATTCCGATGATAATCTTGAAGGGTTCGATAAATCATTGCGTGTATCAAAACTTTCAAGTATTATTGATGCATTGGATGCAGGTATTGAAAGTAATGAAATAGATGTATGTCCTATTATTGAATATTCACCTCCACTTAACTTTAATACAAATCCTTCATTTAGATTTGAAGCAGAGTTAATTAAACCTTATCCTTTCAAGAGTGCAAATGGTTTCGTAGATTATAAACCTGCGATTAAGTCAACAGTATTTGATGTTGATGGTACTTGTGTATTCTTACAAGATGATGGTCAAGGTAATGTAATGACAATCACAGATGAAGTTACGAATCCACAAATTATTAATCCTACTGCAGGAACAGTTGATTATAAAACAGGCGAAGTTAAATTAACAAACTTTAAGGTGGAAACTTTTACAGGTTCAGCAATTAAGATTAGTGCAAAAACTAAAGCTGCTGATATTAAGGCACCAAAAGGAAGAGTATTTATTTTAAGAGATACTGATGTTAAGGTGATTATGAACTTAGTAGAATTTAATAGGCCTATTGCCACACAATCAGCAACGAATCCTCCAACAGGAACAACGACATCTTATTAAGAGAGAAGAAGCATGCCTCAGGGTGAAATAGAAAAAAATATATCGCTTTTTGTAAAGCGCCAATTCCCTGCCATTTATCGGGAAGATGGACCTGAGCTTGTTCAATTAGTAGAAGATTATTATAAGTGGTCGGAAACTCAAGAGAATCAACATATCTATCAACAAAGAAGATTCTTTGAGACGAAAGATATTGATACTACATTAGAGAGTATGATTATATTCTTTAAGAAAAAGTTTCTTGCTGACTTACCACTTAAGACCGATGTTATTAAATTCATTATTAAGAATATCCTTGACCTATATCGTTCAAAAGGTACTGCTCGTGGTATTGAATTATTCTTTGCGATATTCTATCAAGAGTTTGATATTGAAATCATATATCCTTCAGAAAGGATGGCAAAGATTTCTGATTCTGATTGGAAGCAAGGTGTATACTTACAAATGTTTCCAAATCAAAACAAGTTTACATCAAAGAGCGGTAAAGAATATACATACTTTGATTTATTATCTCGTAACATTACTGGTGCATTCTCCGGAGCAAAAGCATCGGTACGTTCAGTTAACTTCTTTATCTTAAATGGTATTAAAACTGCTGTCGTATATCTCGATGGAATTAAAGGTACTTTTGATAAGTTTGAAGATATCACAACAAAAATAAGCGGTGAAATTGTTTCGTTCGGTAAAGTAAATGGATCTTTATCAGGTTTCATTATTGATACTCTTGATAAAGGAATGACAGGAAGGTCAGTTGGTGAAATCTTTGATGTAAAACAAAAAGATGGTAATTCAGGTAAAGCAATCGTTACTGCTATCTCCGATGAAACAACAGGAAGAATCTCATACGATATAATTGATGGCGGTTATGGTTATACTCTTGACAATACACGCTTATTAGTTTCTAATCAATCTCTCATAACAAATAATGAAGATTTAAATTATGTCTTAGGTGAAACAGTTGAAGACCAAGGTGGTAATGAAGGTGTTGTCATTGGACAAAGTGTATCCGCTGTTGGATTTAGAATGGCGGCAGGAGAACAATTTAGCGCAGGAAGTATTATTACAACAACACGTGGTTCAAACGAATATGTTGTCACGGTTGGTGCATTAGGTAATGAAGTCACAGTAAAGAATGAAACATCTCCTGGTGATTTATATCCTGACACTAATGATACTGATGATGTTATCGTAGCAAGCTTAACAGATACTTCTGTTGCTTCTGTTATTACTGATTTAATTCAACCTCATTTAGGAACAACATTATCTATAAATGATTACGAAACTGTAGCTCCATTCTCAGGAACTGCTTCACCAGTTAATTTAACAACTCCATTGGATGAAGCATTCGCAATACAAGATTTAACAATAGGAACGATCACTGGGTTTAATAATGTTAATCCAGGTTCTGAATATAAAAACGATGTATTTGCGATAGCACAAGATAGTGTGTTTAAAAACTTTGAACGCAAAAATCAAATACTTCAGTTCGCTGATGCAGGTACTGCAGGAAACTTTTCAATCGGAGATCGTATTACAGGTGTAGGTACTGGAATTACAGGTGTAGTTAAATCCACAAACTTAGAAGCAGGAAGTATTACAGTTACTCCATTTGATTATTATGGATTTGATGGAGAAGACATACGTTTTGAATCTTCACCTGAACCTGACTTTGAAGTTATTGCTGTTGAAACAGATTACTTAAATAGTCAAGCTCTTGGTGATAACGCAATCATTAATGCAGAAACTGAATTCGCAATCGGAAGAGTTAAAGAAGTTAATATTTTATCTTCAGGATTTGGTTATGTTGATTATAGTACAGACCCAACATCTTTTGCTGAAGGTAAAGGTGAATTAAGAGATGCAAATAATGACATTGTTTCTACAGGTTGGATTCAAGCAACACAACAAGGTGTCACATCAGGTTATTGGTCAAATGAAAATTCTCATTTAAGTGGATATAGAACACAACCAGGTCAATCTGCGAATACTGCATTAGAATATTACGACGCAGGTGCAAGAATACAAGATAGCGATTTCTATCAAGAGTATTCATATCAAATTAAATCCACATTACCTTTACAAGAATATGAAACATTGTTAAGAGAAAATGTTCACCTAGCAGGTTCAAAACTATTTGGTGACTTTATCTTTAAAGCATATGTTGGTTCAAATATGAAACCAAGATTCTTGAGATTATTTAATGACCAAGGTAGTGGATCACCATTTGATTTAGCTGACATTGAAGATTTAAGAGCTTCAGTAACAAACTATACTTCTGATAGTACTTATGTATCGGCTGACCATACACCAGGCGGAAGTGGCGGTTTAACATTAAGTACAAGTTCAGCAGTAGATTTAACAATTACAAAGAATTGGAGTCAAGGCTTCCACGATTATGATGTGACAGTTGAAATGCCTACATCAGGTTCTGCTCCTTACCCAGTTGCGATATTATTACACGGTAATGGTGGAACAGGTGCTGGTTCAGTCGCGCAATTTGCTGATAACTTACCAGGACATATATTAATTGGAGTTGATGGATTTGCGAATTCATGGAACATTGCGAATGAAACTTCAAAAGGTCCTGATATTGAAATGTTAGAAGAACTTATTGAAATGTTAAAAATATATAACAATGTTGATGAAGATAAGATTCGTATTGTAGGTACAAGTAATGGTGGTGCTCTTGCATTGAGGGCAGCGGTTGAAATTGGTGATACTGCAGTTGATACTATTGTATGTATGATATCACAAGCACACAACGAACAATATAGAAACGGTTATTTTTATTACCCATCTAATGAAGAAATAACTGGAGGGTCAACTCCAAATCTTGGTTATGATTATATCAAGAACCCAATACCTCAAAGAAGAATTGTTTTAATGAATGGTATTAATGATAATGTAGTTCCATATAATGGCGGAGTTGCATTAGGAGTAGAATTCATAAAAGCTCAGGATGCTGCGTATAGATTTGCACAAGCACAAGGATATACAGGAAATCAAATTCTTGGTGGAGCTTCTTATGGAGCAGACAGTTTAATTGTTGATTATGATAATGTCATCTTTATGAAGGACGATGTAGGACATGCCGTTTCTGACGATATGAAGAACTTATTGAATAAGTACCTCGAAGATGATTACAATATAACATATTAAGAATAAATAATAAATTAAAAAAAATTAATTTTAGGAAAGAACAGCTATGGCCAAGCAAATAATTAATATCGGTGTATCGGCGAATGACGGGACAGGTGATCCGCTTCGTAATGCATTCGATAAAACAAACGATAACTTTAATGAGTTATATCTTGCACTAGGAGGTTCGCAAAATGCAACCGACCTATTTGATACAGAAGGTAATTTAGATTTATTAGGTAAACCTCATAAAGTATCATTCTTATACAGTACGGAAGCAGAACTGCTTGCCGTTGACCCAAGCACTTATCACGGTGCAATTGGAC